CGATGAGTTGGAAATCGAAGTCTACATGAAGGCGGCTGAGATTGAGGCCAAGTATGGCACGCAACTCAGCGCCGAACAGATCAAGAAATCGGCTGCCATCGCTAAGGAAGTGATGAAAGCGCAGGCTGATATGGTGAAGGAGACTGTCCGTGGCGAAGAAAAGCAAGGAGCAAATCCTGCGGGAAGCGCGGGAGGCCAAGCGCCTTCTTGAAGACCCGGCGCTTCAGGCAATCCTTGACGAGCTGCAGCAGGAAATTTGGGATCAGTTTCGATCTGTGCAACTTGGCGACGTTGACGACATGATGAGAGTGCAGGCGGAACAACATGGTTTAGAGTCACTGCGCCGCCGCCTGCGCATCCTGGTTGATTCTGGGGTGATTGCAGAAAAGGGCAATAAGTGACATACTTAGAGGTAAGCAGCAATGGCAGATAACGCAGCACGCGACCTGCAAGCGGCACAAGAAGCAGTCAAAGCTATGATGGCACCCGTTGAGGACAATGCCGAAAGCGATGATGCGCCGGTTGAGAATGTGCAATTCGAGACCGAAGGCGAGATCGAGGTGGAAGCCGAGATCGAACCGACCGAGGACGCCGAAGACGGTGCCGAGGAAGAGACGGATGAACAACCCGATCTATACACCGTAAAAGTAAACGGCGAAGAGATCGAGGTCACGTTTGACGAGCTTCTGTCGGGCTATTCGCGCCAATCGGATTACACGCGCAAATCTCAAGACCTGGCTGAACAGCGCAAGCTGGTGCAGCAAATGGAGCAAGAGATTGCAGCGGAGCGCCAGCAGTATTCGCAACTCTTGCCTGCAATGAAGCAGCAGCTAGAGCAGCAAATGCAAGCGGAGCCAGATTGGGACAAACTTTACGAAAAGAACCCAATTGAAGCGACGAGGCTGGAGCGGGAATGGCGTAAAGCCAAAGAGCAGCGGCAGGCTCAAATTCAAGCCGTTGAAGCTGAACAACAGCGTATGACGCAAATTCAGCAGAGACAGCTTAACGAGCAACGTCAGAAGCAGCTACAGGCGGAGCAAGAGCGGCTACAATCGCTTATACCCGACTGGAAAAAACCCGAGGTGGCTCAGAAAGAGGCTGCTGAAATTCGGGATTTCCTGATCGGCAAAGGCTTCGCGGAAGAGGATGTAAACAACATCACTCATGCCGGTGTGGTCGCTTTGGCACGGAACGCCATGCTTTTTGAGCGCGGTCAGCGCAAGATTTCTGAGGCCAAGTCGGGCAACCGGCAACAGGGGCCAAAGACAATCCGAGCGGGATCAAAAGGAACGCAGCCCCAGAAACGCTCTGCAGTGAAAGAGGCGCAGACCCGCCTACGTCAAACTGGTCGTGTCAATGACGCGGCTGCTGTCATCAAATCACTTCTGTGAGGCTAGAAAATGGCTATCGTTACCAACACCTTCACCAGCTATGATGCCAAGGGCATCCGTGAAGAACTCTCCAACGTCATCTCGAATATCTCGCCCGAAGAGACCCCGTTCCAGTCGAACGTGGGTTCCGAGAGCGTGTCGAACACCTTCTTCGAGTGGCAAACCGACTCGCTGGCATCGACCTCGACCACTGCCGTCATCAATGGCGATGACGTGTCTTCGTTTGATGCGACCTCCGCGACGACCCGCCTGGGCAACTATACCCACATTCGTCGCCGCACCTATGTCATCGCTGACAACCTCGGCGCTGTTGACAAGGCCGGTCGCGCTGATGAAGTCGCTTACCAAGTCGCCAAGCGCGGCAAGGAACTGAAGCGCGATATCGAGGCCGTCCTGCTGGACAACAACGCCCGCGTTGCTGGCAACACCTCCACCGCCCCTGAGACCGCTGGTCTGGGCGCATGGATTGCCACCAACGACAGCGTTGGCTCTGGCGGCGCGGCCCCGACCGGCGACGGCACCGATGCCCGCACCGACGGCACTCAGCGCGCCTTTACCGAGGCGATGCTGAAGGACGTGATGCAGCAGACCTGGACCTCGGGCGGCAACCCGTCGATCCTGATGGTTGGTGCGTTCAACAAGCAGGCGGTTTCGGCCTTCGCCGGTATCGCGGCCCAGCGCTATCAGGCACCGTCCGACAGCCCGACCACGATCATCGGTGCCGCCGATGTTTACATGTCGGACTTCGGCACCCTGCAAGTGGTTCCCAACCGCTTCCAGCGCGCCCGTGATGCTTGGGTTCTTGACCCCGAGTATGCGTCGGTCTGCTACCTGCGCCCGATCCAGCGCGTCGAACTGGCGAAAACCGGTGACGCCGAAAAGGGTATGCTGATTGGCGAGTTCGGCCTGAAGGTCATGAACGAGGCTGCGCATGGTGGGGTCTTCGACCTGACCACGAGCTAACCTTGATCTGACAATGGGGCGGCTTCGGTCGCCCCATCACCTATGAGGCTGGCATGACCAAACGACTGTTTGACGAAGACCCTGTGACCGGCATTCGCCGGTATTGGCATGTGAAGGCTAACGGCGAGTATGTCATCGAGACCGAGCAGAAGCTTGACCTTGACGACAGCAACACGCGCCATCGCAACATGACCGACAAGCGCACGAAATGGGGTGACATGAGCAGGGTCGCATCTATTCCGTTGAGCGTGTATTATGACCTCAAGCGGCGCGGCATCGCTGACGATCCCGTTGCGCTCAGGAAATGGCTGAATGACGGGGACAACCGGGTGTTCAGGACGCGCGAAGGGACAGTCTGATGGCCATCACGACCTATAGCGAGTTGCAGTCGGCCATAGCTGATTGGCTTCTGCGCACCGATCTGACCTCGGTTATTCCGTCGTTCATTGATCTGGCCGAGGCCAAGTTCAACCGGCGAATTCGGGATTACCGGATGGTGACGCGGTCTGACGCGACTGCATCTGAGGGATATTTGACCGTTCCGGCGGATTGGCTGGAAAATGTCCGGTTTCAACTTAATACGTCGCCGATTACAACGCTGGAATACGTCACGCCAGATCAGGCGGCGGAAGAGCAGAGGCTTGCTGGCAGCGGTAGTGCCAGGCCGCAGTTCTTTTCGATGATTGGGGACACTTTCCAATTGGTTCCGACGCCTGATGCGTCTTATACTGTCGAGTTGACGTATTATTCAAAAATCCCGGCTCTGTCTGATAGCAACACGACAAACTGGCTTCTGACCAACTCGCCCGACGTGTATCTCTACGGGTCGCTTCTTGAGGCGGCACCGTATCTTGACGATGACAACAAGCTTCAAGTTTGGGGTAGTTTGCTGGAACAATCGCTTAACGCGCTGCAAATTGAGTCTGATCGTGCTAAGGTCGGTTCATCTTCAATCCGTATGCGCGCAAAGCCAATGGCGTAAGGAAACCTGACAAATGGCCATCACCCAAGCAATGTGCACCAGCTTCAAATCCGAAGCCTTGCAGGGCGTGCACGACTTCACGACCGACACTTTCAAGATCGCGCTCTACACCAGCAGCGCCACCTTGAGCGCAGCGACCACCGCCTACTCCGCGACCAACGAGGTCAGCGGGACCGGCTACACAGCTGGCGGTGAAACCCTCACCGTAACCGGTGGCTCGGTGAGCACGAGCGGCACGACCGCCTACGTCGACTTCTCTGACGTGACGTGGTCCACCGCGACGATCACAGCACGCGGTGCATTGATCTATAACTCCTCGCAGGCCAACAAGGCCGTTGCGGTTCTGGACTTCGGCTCTGACAAGACCTCCACGGCTGGTGACTTCGTGGTTACCATGCCCACGGCGGATGCGTCGAACGCGATCATTCGGATCGAGTAAGCCATGGTGAAGCTTGTCAACCGCGTGAAGGTGGCCACGGCCACCACGGGCACCGGAACGGTGACGCTCGGAGCCGCGCAGACGGGCTACCAGACCTTTGCCGCTGGCGGCGTGTCGGGCGGCGACACGGTCCGCTACGTCATTGAGGACGGCAGCGCTTGGGAGATCGGCTCCGGCGTCTACTCGGCGAGCGGGCCGACGATGACGCGTACGCTTGAAGAGAGCAGCACGGGGTCGCTTCTGAACCTGACCGGCTCTGCGGTTGTGTTTGTGAGCGCCGCTGCGGCGGATTTTGCCAAGTCGGCGGATGGCGGCTTCGCCAACTCGACCTATACGGCTGAACAGACTATTGACGGGGGATCGGCATAATGGCTGACCGTATTCAAGTTCGCCGGGACACGGCTGCCAACTGGACCAGCGCGGACCCCACGCTTGCGCAGGGCGAGATCGGTTACGAGACCGACACCGATAAGGTGAAGATCGGAGACGGCTCTACGGTTTGGACGAGCCTCGGCTACGTCATCGACACGAGCGCTTATCTGCAGTCTTCGGATATTGGCGTCACGGTGCAGGGCTATGACGCGGACACTGCAAAATATGATGCCGGGACGGCCAACTTCACCGGAACGCTTCAGAACGGCGGCAGCAACGTGCTGGTGGATACCGACATTGGGTCTACTGTTCAGGCGTATGACGCTGACCTCGATACATGGTCTGCGAAAACCGCTCCGACCGGAGCTGTCGTCGGCACGACTGACACACAGACCCTGACCAACAAGACGCTCACCGCTCCAGCGATCAGCAGCCCGACGATGACGGGGACAATCCTTGAAGACGTGTACGCGCTCAGCGGCACCACCCCGGCGCTGGACCCAGACAACGGGTCTATCCAAACATGGACCCTGTCGGGAAACTCCGCGCCGTCTGAAAGCCTCTCCGCCGGTGAAGCGATCACGCTGATGATCGACGACGGGACGGCTTACACGATTAACTGGGCCACTAGCATGTCGGTCACATGGGTCAACAACGGCGGCTCTGCCCCGACGCTCGCCACGACGGGATACACGGTCATTGCTCTCTGGAAAGTATCCACGACGCTTTACGGCGCACTTGTGGGGGATGGCAGCTGATGTTGTGGAGCAAGGTGGCAGGAGCGGGTGGAACGCTTGGTGGTGGTGGAGGAGGTTATCTTCCGCCAAACTCCACTATTCTGGCCTCTTTTTCTTCCCCGTCTGTAAATCCGAACGGCTTAACTTGGGCAAACGGCAATCTGATAAGTTGCGACAATGGCACTGATACTATTTATATCCATGACGGGTTTTCAAGCACCATATCATCTTCGTTTTCAAGCCCGTCGTCAAACCCTTCCGGTTTGGCATTTGATGGTACAAACCTGATCAGCACTGATTACACGTCTGATAGGATTTACGTGCATTCCGGTTTGACCAGTTCGATAACATCTTCTTTCTTAAGCCCCTCCAACACTCCGGCGGGACTGACAATCGCAGACGGAAACTTAGTAAGTTGCGACTTGAATGCCGAAACAATCTATGTCCACGACGGTATATCTTCGACAATACTAACCTCTTTTGCGTCACCGGGGGGCTCTACCGGTAGTCCTCGAGGGTTGGCATTTGACGGCACCAACCTTATAAGCTGTGACCATATAAGAGATAGGATATATGTGCACGATGGGGTATCCTCGACAATCCTTTCGAACTTTGCCTCCCCCGCCTCTGATCCGTCAGGTCTAGCTTTCGATGGTGAGAACCTCATAAGTTGCAGCTTTGGCAGCGACACTATCTACAAGCACGGGAAGTGAACACCATGCCCTACCTCAAACTCACAAACGGCGTCCCCGAGACCTACTCAATCGGGCAACTGCGTCGTGACAACTCTAACGTCAGCTTTCCAAAGCAGCCCAGCGATGCACTGTTGGCCGACTGGGACGTGTATCCCTACACAGTCCTGCCGCAGCCGACTTGCGACGCGCTCGTGCAGAAGATCATCGCGGCACCTTTCGAGCAGGTCAGCGGCGCGTGGCTTCAAAGCTGGACCGTCGAGAACCTTTCGCCGGAAGACGCCGAGCGAAATGTACGTAGCAAACGGGATGTGCTGCTTGCTCAATCGGACTGGACACAGGTCGCTGATGCCCCGGTGGATCAGGCCACATGGGCAACGTACCGCCAAGCGCTGCGGGATGTTCCCTCGCAGGCTGATTTCCCGTACAATGTGACATGGCCCACTGAACCGGAGTAAGTAGATGCTCGGCTTTTCACCCCTCGCGAGCGCGCCCCTAGCGGATGACGCCGGGGTCGTAAGCCCGAACGTCACGGTTCTCGTCACTGGTGTGTCCGCCACGGGCGCGGTGGGGGACGTGCTGGTATCCGTCCCCGTTGTCGTTAGCGGCGTGTCCGCCACTGGCGCGGTCGGTTCCGTCTCTGTTTCCGTTGTCGCCAATGTCAACGTCTCTCCGTCAGGTGTGTCCGCCACTGGCGAGGTTGGCTCTGTAATAGCAACGGGGGGTGCCTCGGCTACTCCCACGGGCGTTTCCACCACGGGAGAGGTTGGCTCCGTCACGGTCCGTGCGGGCATAAATGTCACCGGTGTATTCGCTACCGGTGAGGTTGGCTCTGCAGTAGCAGCGGGTGGCGCCTCGATTACTGTCACCGGCGTGTCCGCCACTGGTGAGGTTGGCTCGGTTTCCGCAAGCGCGATCACCTATGCGGCCTTGACTGGCGTCTCCGCTTCTGGCGCAGTCGGTTCCGTCAGCATAGCAACCACGACTGGTATCCCCGTCACTGGCGTCTTCGCCACCGGAAGGGTCGGTCAGGTCACCGTCTGGGGCAAGGTTGTGTCCGCTGGCGTTGATTGGGAAGATGCTCCAGCCGCCGCGACCATTTGGCAGGAAGTTGATCCGTCGTCGGGCGACTGGTCGAAAATAGCTGCATAAGGAAAATCACAAAAATGGAAACTGTCCTTCAATACTGGCCGATTATGATGGGCTTCGTGGGTTTTCTTGTGTGGCTTATTAGGCTGGAAGGACGCTCTGTGGAGAACACCAAAGAGATCAAGCGGCTTTGGAACCAGCGTAAAGAAGACCTTGATGCCTCTAAGGAGGCGCGCGAAGAAACCAACAAGATGCTTGGTGAAATCCGGGACGACATTAAGGCGCTTATCGCAAAGGTCGGAACATGAAGATGCACCAGCTACAGCGGCAGGCCTACATCATGGCCTCGGAAGAGAAGGGCCTGCGCGAGCTGCGCGGCCCTGAGAACAATCCAAGCGTCGTTCAATTCTTTGCTGACGTGGGGCATGGTTGGGTTAAGGACGATGAGACTGCGTGGTGCGCAGCTTTCGTAGGTGCCATGCTGGAGCGTGCCGGTCTTCGATCCACTCGGGCATTGAATGCGCGGTCTTATCTTGAATGGGGCCAAGAAATCAGCTTGGAGGATGCGAAAGTTGGAGACGTTCTTGTTTTCTGGCGCAATAGTCCCGACGATTGGCGGGGTCATGTGGGGTTTTTCGTCAATCGAGCTGGCACTCACCTTGAAGTTCTTGGTGGCAATCAGTCAGATGCAGTGAATGTCCAGCGATACCCTGTGAGCCGCCTTCTTTCTGTGCGACGGATGCCTGCCGATGAAGATCATGTTCCGCAAACCCGCGTTCCTGTCATTGATGCTCAACCGCCTCGCCCTGTCAAAGAGGGTCCGCTGGTTAAGCTCATCAACAGACTGTTTTCCTTCCTCAGCAAAGGTGGACCGGCATGAGGTACATTCGACCGACAAGCCTGACGTGGTGGGCTGGCCTGAGTTCCATCGCGATTGGCATATTGATGTTGTCTGGTGCAGGCGGTTGGGCAAATGAGCTTGGCCGCTTTGTTACTATTCTGGCAGGCGGTCAGGATGCTTCTCCCGCTGCACTCATGGCGCTTGGCACTGGCTTGATTGGCATTCGTGACAAGCTGTCTCGGGTGTTTGACGATGAGTGAGATCATCATTGGCTTCGGTGCTCTGCTGATTAGCGCAATGTCGTTGTTCCTTGGGCAATGGCTAGGCCGCGCCAGCGGGCGCAGAGAGGGCCGTCAGGAGGCAGAAGATGCTGCGATGCGTGACACTACCGAGCGAGTGGAAAGGGGCCGTGAGGCGGTCTCTGCTGGCCGCTCCGATGATCCTGTTGACCGGCTGCGGTCTAACGAGGGCAGCTGGCAGTGAGGGCGGGGCGGGCTGCGTCTCTTATCAGGAAGCGCGCCTGTCTCTACCGCCTGTGGAAACGATTACCGAGGTGCCAGAAGCTTGGGCGTCGTGGATAGCTGATCTGGATGACAGGATGACAGGTACGTGCAGGTAGCCTCTGCCTGTGCTATATCTAAGGCAACGAAAGGGGTTATATCATGGCCACCACAACCAATTACACCTGGGACTTGCCCACCGTCGGTGGCGACGAGGACACCTGGGGGACAAAACTAAACGGCAACTGGACTGCGCTTGATACGCTTCTCGGCGGCGTCAATGCGACTGAGTTTGCCATTCTGGACGGGGCAACGCTCACGACCGACGAATTGAACGCGCTGGACGGCGTGACGTGGGCGCTGACCGACTACAACACGCTGACGGCCACTGCTGCTGAGCTGAACCTGCTGGACGGCCTGACGGCGGTCTCTGGGGCTGATACGACTATCGTCACGGGGACGGCTGGGACGGATGGGCAGTATGCCCAATGGAACGCGGACGGCGACGTTATTGGCGTAGACATTACCACGCAGTCTGAGGCGACTTGGGAGGCTGGCACTAGCACGACAGAAAGCCTTGTCTCACCTGCAAAAGTGAAGGCTGCGGTTGAGGCGTTGGCTGTTGTTTCAGACTCTTTGGCATCTGACGGATATGTTGAGTTATCAAACGGCTTGATTGTCCAATGGGGGACAATTGCGGGGGACGGTGCCGCTGGCACGTTTGTCGCCGCGACGTTCCCAACGACGTTCCCCACCGCGTGCTTCACAGTCGTGGCTGGTCAAATCGGCAGCCGTGCAGACCAATACACGCCATCGGTCCAAAACATAACCACTAGCGGGTGTGAAATTTCGCACAACACAAGCGGTTATGATCAGACATACATTGCCATTGGTTACTGATGACCTACGTCCCCATAAAAATCCCGCCTGGTTTCTTTCGCAACGGCACCGACCTTGAGGGCGCGGGCCGCTGGCGTGATGGCAGCCTTGTGCGATGGAAAGAGGGTAGCCTGCGCCCGATTGGCGGCTGGCGAGATCGTGTTGCCTCGGCCTATGCCGCCGCGCCACGCGGGATGCTGGCGTGGGAGGATAACAACGCGGATCGCTGGATCGCGGCGGGGACGTATAACAAACTCTACGCCATGCTCGGCAGCGCCAGCAGCGCGTCGGATATCACGCCAGTCGGCTTGACGGCTGGCCTTGAAGACGCTGCGGTGAATACCGGTTATGGTGGCGGCACGTTCGGATCAAGTTTCTACGGAACGATCCGACCGGATACCGGCAACTTCTCAGAGGCGACCACTTGGCAGATGGATACATGGGGTCAGTATTTGGTCGCGTGCAGCAGTTCCGACGGGAAGTTGTACGAGTGGCAATTGAACACCGGAACACCTGCGGCTGTTATCAGCAATGCTCCGACCGGATGCTCCGGAGTGTTCTCGACAGAAGAGCGGTTTCTGTTCGCGCTTGGCGCTGGTGGCGACAACCGCAAGGTCGCGTGGTCTGATCAGGAAGATAACACGACATGGACGGCTGCGGCGACCAATCAGGCTGGCAGTCAAATCCTGCAAACGCCGGGCCGGATCATGTGCGCACAACGCACAAGCGGTCAGTCGCTAATCCTTACTGACACAGACGCGCACCGTGCGGTATATGTTGGGCCGCCTTTTGTCTATCAATTCGAGCGCGTCGGGTCGTCTTGCGGCATAATCGCCCGCAAGGCATCGGCGTCCACGGATGCAGGTGTCTTCTGGATGGGGACCAAAGGGTTCTTCCGTTTTGATGGCCAAACCGTTCAAGAAATCCCGTGCGAGGTCAGTGACGCCGTTTTCCTTGACCTAAACACCGCTCAGATCAGCAAGACGTGGGCCGTTTTGAATGGTCAGAACGGCGAGGTCTGGTGGTTCTACTGCTCGTCGGATTCAAACGAAATCGACAGTTATGTGGCCTATGACTTCAAAGAGGGTCACTGGCTTCTTGGCAAACTTGCGCGAACGAGCGGCGTGGATCGCGGTGTTTTCAGGACGCCGATCTACGCTGACGACGGCGGCGACGTTTATGACCATGAAACCGGCTTTAACTATGGTGGGGCGGAGGTCTACGCGGAAAGTGGACCTGCCAGCATCGGCAACGGCGACCGGTTGGTAAACGTGCACAAGCTAATCCCTGACGAGGCAACTCAGGGCGAGGTGACGGTGACGTTCAAAACGCGGCTCTATCCAAACTCACCAGAAAGCACGTTTGGTCCTTATACCATGGCAAATCCGACCAGCGTTCGGTTCACTGGTCGCCAGGCCAGAATGCGCGTCACGGGCAACACCCTAAGCGCTTGGCGGTTTGGCGTTCCCCGCGTTGATGTAACTGAGGCTGGCAGGCGATGAACCTACCGCAGCCAACAGGTTCAGACTGGAAAGCATGGGCGTCTCAGCTTTTGAGGCAGCTAGGCCGCCAGCTTGTGCAGCT